GTTGAAATCACCGGAACACCGACTCGACAGTGTATACTTCAGGCCACCGGCAGAACTACATTTGGAGTTGAGCTGCCAACGCATGGCTTCTCTGAATTCAGGATCGTTAAAAACATACTTGTACACTTTCTGTTCCTGAAGCAGAGTGAACCTGTTGACATGCCCATCAAACCTCTTACAGTCCAACCGGTAGACCACGCAATCCTTCACCAAATCCACATGTTGTTGTACGACAGCAGCCCTCTCAGACAAATTCAACCCCTTGAGAGTGACCCTGATACCAAACCGCTTATATTTCGCAAGCTCCTTCTCAATCGGTGCCAATTTGCACCCGACCACCAGATTGTAAATCGGTTTGCGAGGATGTATCAAGCGGGGATCAGGGATCTTCCCACAGAGGTCATAACCGTTATCAAAGTCAAGCACACGTTCCATCTTCACAAAAGATGAAACGTGGCTGTCTGCTTGTACTAAACCACGAGTCCGGTACAATTCAGACGCCCTTGAGTAACGTTCCTTGAGAGCTCCCGTGTAACCTCCAATGAATTGCTCATGTGTCTTCTCAACAATGCCGCGTTTAGAAAGCCAGGTGCCAAACCTGTCCATTTGAGCGCTAAACGCACCTCGCATACGGTCGTAGATCTGCCCCTGGGGCATAGGAAACCTAAGATCGTGGCGGTTGGTCAGACCTCGCTTTTCATTGCAAGCGCAGGGAGACATGTAAACGTATTTTCTACCAATCCCAACCGATTGGTAGACCTTGTCCTCCAAGCAAGATGCAACAACACCAGACACCCTTGTGTACGCCGAAACGCACGGTCTGATGTATTTGCCGCATCAAGTGTGTGTTGCAGGGCCCACACCTCCCCGGGAGCCGTGGAAGGACGAAACTAACGATTTGCGCATATAATCCATAAACCTTAGGTTTCCGCGGAGAACATCAGCAAACCTTATCGGCTCAGGTATGCCTTGTTTCCATCCCTTCGAAGCACCGTAACCATCAGAAAGCTTCATATGTAGCATGCCTTCTTGCTCTTGAACATCAACCTCCATCGCTAAAGCGACACTACCGTACAAAAGACGATAACGCTGGTTCAAAGGCACACCATACTCGGTAGGCAACTGTCTTATCAACTGTGCACAACGTGATACTACCTGTTGCAGTAGAGTATAAGTGCGCTCCTTATACGCAGTGAAGAGCTTGAGTTCGCCTACTAGATCGGCGCTACTCCATAATTCGCCATTGACAAAGAGGCCATCGGTGGCATCGCGTGGCAAACCATCATATGGTTCGGTCACCATCACACCATCAACGAACTTCATTTTCAACCTCTTTTGGCTACCCCGGGCGAGAATGTTCCCACCAACACCACTACCAGTGTGGGCACGTAAATACTTGAAACTAGCGAGTCTAACACCCAAATAACATCCCAAAACCACCACACCAACCCCTAAGGGGAGCAGAAAATTTTGGTTTGCATTTAGGCGCCTCAACACTGCACCAAGCACCGACCGTGCACGCACACGCAACCCCGCAATACCACTAACGAATTTCAATGTTCCATCCTCTAATCTGCGTGCAACAACAGAATAGACCCGACGAACATCGTCAGCGTCAACAGCCAGGAGTGTCTGACTACCCATATTTTTGCCTGGTGGTTGGGTTAACACCGCTCTAAGATTAGACGTCGCCGATTATGGGTGGCAAGCCCACACGGTTCTCCGTGAACGAGAGAACCCCTTACAACAGCACTAAATAGCACCAGTGTTG